TGCCGGCGGCAATCGGCTCGATTGCCACGCAACGCTGGCCGGTGTACATGGACGCCCCAAGCGTCAGCACCGGCATCGTGCAAAACTGCCGTGTTGCCGCGTCGGCATCGTTGGCCGTGGGCGTGATCTCCACGCCCGTGATCGTCAGCACAGCCCAGCGGGAAGCGTCAGCGCCGGACGTGTTCTTGCCGTAGACCCAGGTGTACGGCGAAGACAGCCCGGCGATGGGCTCCGCAGCGTTTCCGGGGTTCGTGCCCAGCACGATGTCGGCCGCTTGCTGGGCTCGGTTCCACGCCCTCGCCGAGATGGCGGTCGTGAGCTTCTGGCCTGGCTCAATGCGACCATCCGCGCGTGGCATCAGTTGGTTCCGATCCCGAGCTGCGAAAAGTCGCCGTCCCGATAGACGCCGTTCACGTACACGTACTTGGGCCGCTTGAGCAAATCGGTGCCGTCAACGGCAGCCTCATAACGCACCCACAGGTATTCGTGGCCCTTCTTCTCAATGTTTCCAATGTCGCCAACCGTGATCGGCGGGAGCGTCTTGCCTATGCCAGCGTTGGACGATTGCACGAACTTGTACGACAGCGACCATGGCCCGTCGCCCTTTTGCGAATCCCACTCTTGGGATCCGCTAGCACCAACGAACAACACCTCGCCAGCATCAAATGACCGAAATGGGGCGTTGTTTACCATGCCTGTGAGTTTGCCAAGCGTCTTGATGTAGGCCGCTGTGACGTACTTCGCCGGCACGTCGTACGTCTCGGTCCATGTCAGGGCGGGAACCACAATATCGACGCCGGCCACGCTGTCGCCGTCCACGCCGATTGCACGGTTCATGTTTGGCGGATTGTTGCCGTACCGCATCTCGGTCTCGGCCTGCGTCTTGTGAGCGGTTCCGCCGCCCGTGTCAAACGACCGAGTGCGCTTGAGCGGGTCAGCCTGCTGATCGTCCTCGGCACCATCTTTGATGTACGTGGCCTTGAGGTGCCACGCATTGTCCCCGAGGTACTCGAGGCTGTAGCTGTCAACCCACAGTGTGTTGTTTGGCTGATTCGGGTACTGCCAGGCCAATGGAATGGTGTTGTTCACGCTGTCGTGAACTTCCACATCGTCACTGGAGCCGAAGATCTTCCACGACTTGACGTACGACGATTGCGCCTTTTTGCCAAGGCGAACGATGGTCGCGGATCGGCTCTCGTTGTCTTCAACCCATTTGAGAACTGACATGGCTACGCGGCGGCCCTCGGTGCGTCATCCTGCTCCACGGCACGACGGATGCCCCTAAGCTCGTCCAGTTGCTTTTGTGCCAGCGACTGCCCGAAGCCCATGCCGTTGATTGCTTGTGCCGAGAACGTGCCGGCGACTTCTGATTGGCTGGCAGCAGCGGCAGCGGCGGCGTTGCGGACAGCCTCCGGGTCGGCCGGGCCAGCAGCGATTTCGCCGCGAGCGGTCTCAATCCGCTCCTGCGCTGCTTCAACAGCCTCGGCGTACTTCTTCTGCTGTTCTGCCGTCAGCCGCCCGGTCTCTGCAAGCAGGTGGAACTCGTCCGAAATCTGCCGCACTTCGTCCATCGTGGTGGCGGAACCAAGGCGGCCGATGGCTTCGTCGGCCTGCTCGCGGAAGACTCGGCTTTCGCGTTGGCCGCGTGTCATGTCGCCAAGCCGGCCCTCGGCGGCCTGCGTAGCCGCACGGCGGGCATCGCGGTTGGCCTGGTTCTGCGCTTCACGCCCGGCAATGGTTGCGTCGGTATTGGCATCGACCGCCTTGGCACGCCGGTCGCGGTCCCGCAATGCCTGCTCGTTTTCTTGGGCGGCCTTCTTGGTGCGCCCCTCAATGCCGGGCCGCTTGAGCTCACGCTTACGGGCGCGAGCTGTCATCTGGGAATCAACTTTCTCGTTCTCTCTCTTCAGGTCAAAGCCTTTCCTGAAGAACGACTGCACGTAATTCCACGACTTGCGAATGCCTGCCTCAAGCGTGTCCCACGACGCCATGACGGTGTTGATGACGTTGTCGAATGCACCAAACAGGTACGCACCGAACGTGTTGAACGAATTGGATACGTTGACCCAAATGGTGTCCCAAACTTTGTAGATGCCGGCCCCGAGCACCGTGAATGCGTTTTGGAACATTGAGATCCACGGATCGACATAGCTCATCAGAGCCTCGACCCCGCGAAGCCAGCCGGCCTGCAGACCAGCCCAGAGGATGTCCATGGCACCCGACAGGTCGCCTTCTGCGATGGCCGCATATGTGCCGCTGAAGGTTTCTTTGCCGGTGTTGTAGAGATCACCGAAGACAACCGTGGCGTCGGCGACCATCGTGGAGAACGACGAGGCGATTCCGGCACCGGCTTGGCCGGCGAGCTGGCTAACGCCGGATAGGGCACCCTTCAACTGCCCGCCGAAGTTGTAGGCCACCACGGCGGCACCAGCGAGGACGCCTCCAATGGCAAGGATCGGAGCCACCGGAGCCAGCCACGCCGCAGCAATCGCCGCAGCCGAGGCCACGCTGCCTGCCACCGCCACGGCACACGACCCGAGGTACGTGGCAATGCCCGCCACCGCAGAACCGACGAACGCCGCCAGCCCCGGCATGCCAGACGAGACCCACGCCACGGCGATGCCGGCGGCCGAGGTGACGGATGCGGCCAGCGATGCGGCGACCGACGCGATGTAGACGCCGAGCTGGGCCACGGCTTGCGATACGAAGGCCGCAGTGGCCGGGAAGGCTGTGGCCAACCATGCCCCGGCAATGCCCGCCGCAGCCCCTACGGTAGCCGCTACGGAGGCCGCAAGCGTCCCGACGTATGTGGCCGCGCTGGCAGCCACGCCGCCCACAAACGTGCTCACGGCCTTGAGGGCACTACCCACCCACGCCGACGCAATCCGGGTGTTATTGGCCACGGTGGCCGATGCCGCCGCAGCGATGCTCGAGATGTACGCCGCCGCGCTGGTCGCCACGCCGGTCGCAAAGGTTGCCACAGCCCCGGCGGCCCGCACGAACGGCTGCGTCAGCGGGGCCGCCAGGCGGCCAACGTCCGAGGCCAGTGCCATGAAACCCTTGGAGATGAACCCAAGCGCCGGCCCGATCGTGGCAACCGTCGTGGCAACCACGCGGTTGGACATCGACAGCGTCGTCTTCAGGGCGTTACCGAACGTGTCCACGCCGCCCAGCGATGCCACCCACGCGGCAGCCATCGCGCCGGTACGGGCGATCGTGATTGCCTGCATCCCGGCAAGGGCACCCGTGTAGTAGGTGATCGTCGCTTTCAAGTGGGCGAGGAACCCGGCCGCAATCGCAATGCCGGTCGCGGCCCATGTCGCCGCCACAAACCCCATACGGGACGCCGTAGCACCAGCCATGACAGCCAGCGACGACACGTAAGACGCTGCCGCCGTGGCAGCACTGCCGGCGAATGCAACGCCAGCCACGATCGCCTGGCCAAACGAGTTGGCCAGCCTGAACACGCCCGGAACGGCGGATGCAAAAGCACCGCCGACCCCGGTGGCAATCGCCATCATGAGCCGCAGCGGAGCCAAGGCCGCAGAGGCGATGGATGCGAGCTTGCCCAGCGTGCCGCTGACGAGACTCAGCGTGCCGCCAAACACCAGCATCCCGGCACCGGCTGCCGTGAAGATGCCGATGCCCTTGAAGATCTGCCCAACCAGTTCTTTGTTCGCGCTGACGAACTTGGTGATTCCGTCGATGACGGGCCCGATTGACTGCGCCATGCTCATGAGCGCCGGCCCGACAGCATCACCAACGGCAATGGACAGCCGCTCCATGGCGGCCCGCAGCGTCGAGACCGCACCAGAAAGCCCGCTCGTCATCGTGGCGAACTTGTCGCCGACGGTCATGGCACCGCCCATGCCGTCCCGCATGGCGTTGAATCCTTCCACGCCCGCGGCGGTCATCACAGCGGCGGCACGAATCGCATCCTGCCCGAAGATGCGGCGGAAGATGTCATCCTTCGCCGCCTGGTCCATGCCATCGAGCGCCGTGGACAGCGTGCGAATGATCTCAACCATCGGCTTCATCGTGCCGTCTGCATTGCGGAACGACTGCGTCGAGAGCCCGAGTTGCTGCAAGGCACCAACGGCGTCTTCCGCCGGGGCCATGAGCCGCATGAGCATTGTCTTGAGCGACGTGCCGGCGTCGCTGCCCTTGACGCCCGCATTGGCCAGCACCGCAAGAGCGGCGGCCGTGTCCTGAATGGATTGGTTTGCCAACCCTGCGACAGCGGATACCTGCGTGAACGATTGGCTCAAAAGCTCGATCGACGTGGACGATGCGTCAGCAGCCGCCGAAATCGTGTTGGCGGCCGTGGCGGCGTCCACCTTGAACACGTTCATGGCGTCCGACATCACAACGGCAGCGTCCGCCACCGCCATGCCGCCCACCTTGGCAAACTGAATCGCAGCCTTGCCAGCACCACCGAGCACCTGCTCCAGGCCCATGCCAGCCTTGAGCAGTTCCAGAAAGCCCTGAGCCGCCTCCGTTGGGCCTACGCCCAGCGACTGCGACATCGCCATGGCAGCAGCCTTGACCTGCTCGAGCTCGGCAGCGGTCGCCCCGGTAGACGCCTTGACGGCAAGGATGACATCCTGAAACCGCGACCCGGCTGCGGCTGCAATCCCGAACGGGGCCGCAAGCCCGGCACCCACGGCCATCATCTGCCGGCCGGCAGACGAGAACGCCGCGCCCATCGAGCCGATCTGGCGATTGATCCTCCCCAGCGTCGCAAAGAGCTTGCGCGGGTCGCCGCCGATCTCGACAAACGCTTCGCCGGCTTTGACCCTGCTCATTGCGTGTTCACTTCATGCCAGTTAGGCCCGAGCAGCTTGGCAATTTCGTCCGGCGTCGCCTGCCGAGGAGGCTTCTTCTTGGCAAACGGGTGGAACTTGCTTGGCTCGTGGGCTGGTTTGTTTTTGTCCCGGTGAATGTTGGCGAGGGTTGCGATCAGGTTGGCCGTATGCCACCAGTCATGCTCTAGGCGGCCTTGGCGGGCGGCGACGAGCTGTCGGAGGGTCCAGCGTCCGGGGTGGACGCCGAGGATTCCTGCGGCTTCCCAGACGGCATCCCAGGTAGAGCCTCCGGTGCCTTGAGATCCGCGAGGCCGGCCTCGGCCTTTGCCATCAGGTCCGCCGCCACCTCGTCCATCTTGGCTGCGAGCAGGGCGACCATCTTCCGCAGCCGCAGGGGGAAAAAATCGACAAGCTCTTCCTCCAGTGCCTTGGCACCGGCCTCGAGCGAATCGCCACGCAGCCCGTCGAGGAACTGCTCTTTCGTGAGCTTCCGCTCTTCGACCTGGCGGACAAGGATGGCGTACAGAATCTCGCCGATCTTGGCGAACTGCCCGCGGAGCACTTGGAACGTCTGGGCGATCGTGCCCACGTCCACCATGTCAAACGGCACGCTTTTGCGCTTGCCGGTCGGCTCGCCGTCGGCGTCGAGCTCGTCCACCTCGACCGCAACCATGTCGCGCACCCGCAGGGCAGCAGCGACCGTCAGTGCAAGCCGCCACGGGCGGCCTTCGTCGTCTTTGAACTCTCGCATGTTTACCTCAAGCCCGAGATCGTGATCTTGCACTCGATCTGATATGTAACGACCCCGTCAATCGAATCGGTCTCTTGGATGGATGTGACAACCGCCGGAAACCCCCATCCACCGCCGCCACCGCCGACTTCTACCTGCGTGCCGTTTTGCAAACTGCTGAACATGCCGCCAACGCTTCCGCTGTCGTTGAGTTCCATCGACACGGTGGCTTCGTAGCCCGTGCTGTAGACGGCCTTGATGCGGCTGCCATACGGCTCAACGTCAATGGTTCGAGCCGCCTCGGACCATATGACATTGCGCACGCCGACAACAGTGCCGCCGACTGAAAGCGTCGCGTCTTTGCCGAGCAGGATCGCCACGGGATCAGGGCTCCCGTGGTATCAGGACAACTCGCGGCAGGTCACGCTGAAAGTAACCGCACCATCGACGCCGAC